GTCATCAGTGCTCAATTGACCTCTACAGGATCTGCGGTAGGATCACAAGCTTACTCTAGCGGTGGTGCAATAGGTTCAAGCGTTGTAGTATTAGCGGCTGGTACTGGATTTGCGGTAGGGCAATTAATTGCGGGAACAGGTATTCCAGCAAGCACATTTATCTCTGCCGTTAACGGTGCAACCATTACTGTTACTAAAGCATTTACCGCACAAGTTGCTGGCACAGTAACATCTTATGCCGTAGGCGGTGTTGGTACATATCAATTAAGCTCTGCTCAAACTGGTGTATCTGGTACTTTAACAGCTACAACAACCTATGCAGCGCAAACTTGGTTAATCCAGTCTGTTCCAACAACTAGCACAATGGTTCTACCAATTTTATTGGTAAACGGTGCAACATTGACTTCTACTCCGACAGCAACATATTGGGGCACAAATCAATGGGTTGGTAAGTCTGTTTACTATCAGGCAGCATTGCCAAGCCTTGCTGGTGCAGCTATTGGCGCAGCCACTTTAATTGGTGGCGTAACTCAAATACCTGTAACTTTAAGCTTTGCATCAATTACTAGCTTGGCAACTAACAACGTTATTACAATTGCTGGTGCAGCACCTACCCAGTACAACGGTATTTATAACGTAACAGCGCTAAATGCTACTCAGGCACAGATTTTCTTGCCTTCTAGTCCGGGTGCAATTACATTAGCTGGTCAGACCATTACATCGCCATATACAGGACGTATTACAAGTAATACAACCTCTGCAATTACATTTGGCGATATAGTAACTGGTAATCCACTGCCTAACGCTCCAACATCTGGATGTTCATATCAGATTGGTTTGATTGACCGTGGACAGCTATTGCCGCAAACATTGTTGACTAATACCAGTCAGACTGCTTTGATTGAGTTGATTGCTAGTACACCAACCAATCAATTGTCGTTGCAAAATGCATCGTTTAAACCCTTAAATACTCTTGGTTCGTTTAACTCATTTGCTGAAGTAGATCTTTCTTCTATTGGCTTGAGTGGCGGTGAAGTAGTTTATGCTTTCTCAACTCCAAATAATGCATTGCAACAATTGGATTTGACAAACTTCTTCCCAGTATTGACCAACATTAAAGGTAACGTAGCTGACATTTTGACAGTGGCAATTACTACTACAGTTGGTACAGTAGTTCAAGTTAACGTAGTTTGTCAGGAAGCGATGGCTTAATATGGCTAAATCACCAGCATGGACTCGCAAAGAAGGTAAAAATCCTTCAGGCGGTTTAAACGCTAAAGGTAGAGCAAGTTTAAAAGCAGCGGGTCATGATATTAAGCCACCACAACCAGAAGGCGGGTCACGGAAGAAATCTTTCTGTGCCCGCATGAGTGGTATGAAAAAGAAATTAACTTCATCTAAAACAGCTAACGACCCAGATAGCCGTATTAACAAATCTCTAAGAAAGTGGAAATGCTAATGGACGGCTTAATGCAATTTTGGAATGCTGGTTTAACTGTAGTTATTGCCATCATTGGATTTTTTGTAAAAGAAAAACTTAATAAAATAGATTCTTTAGAAAAGTTATTAAATCGCACTAGAGAAGAAGTGGCTAGGGATTATGTAACTAATAGCGAAGTACAACGTATAACCGATCATATTGACCAACGTTTTAACAAGTTGGAAGAAAAGATTGACAGATTGATTCATGGGACTAATAATGCCTAGTGTATCAAAAAAACAACACAATCTAATGGAAGCGGTAGCTCATAATCCGAGCTTCGCCAAGAAAGTAGGTATCCCTCGCTCTGTTGGCGAGGATTTTAGCAAAGCCGACAAGGGCAAAACTTTTAAAAAGGGTGGAATTATGAAAGAAACAATGGGTCCTCGCAATATGAAGGAAGATGTGGAGAAAGGCTCTAACAAACATGGTAAGTTTGGCGAGAGCAAGCTCCAGAAAAAAGGTCACACTAAGGGTCGTAACCTAGGCGATACTGGTCCAAAAGAGCCAATCGAGTCTGAAAAGAACATGAAGGGCTTTATGAAGAAGTACGCTAAAGGCGGCAAAGTAAAGCGCTATGACGATGGTGGCGATGTAGAAACTGAAACAGCGCAAGGTCAAAACGCTAACATTGGTGACGATACTCGTGCCCGTGCTATGGCTGCTTTAGAAAGTGGAAAAATGGATCAAGAAGTTCCAACTCCAAAACCACGCATGAAAGCAAAATCTAAATCTAACGTTATGACTCGTGCTATGTCAAACATGAATCCAATGGGCGATACCTACAAAAAAGGTGGTATGACCAAGAAGATGGCTGGTGGCGGTTCAGCTTCAAGCCGTGCAGATGGTATTGCACAACGTGGTAAAACCCGTGGTAAATATTGCTAATAAGGAAATATTATGAAAAATGATCACCCACCACTAATGAATGAAAAGTCTGGCGACCACATTCATCATGTACACCATGTAGAAAAACATCATGGTGGCGATGGACACGCACACCACCATGAAATGTATGGCAAACACGCTGCTGGTCACAAAAAGCACCATGAGCACGTAAAAGCTATGTGCGGTGGCGGCAAGACTGGCTCTATGAAAGTAGTTGGCTAATGATGGCTTCCCGTGGAATGGGCGATATAGCCCCTTCCAAAATGCCTAAGAAAAAGGTCATCCAACGTAAGGATGATCCTAACGCTGTAGATATGTATAAAGAAGGCGGCAAAGTAAACGCTGCTGGAAATTATACAAAGCCTAGCTTGCGCAAACGCATAGTTGCACAAGTTAAAGCTGCGGCTACTCAGGGAACTGGGGCGGGTAAATGGTCAGCACGAAAAGCACAGTTGGTAGCTAAAAAGTATAAAGCTGCTGGCGGAGGTTACAAATGAGCAGTCTTGCAAAACCCCAAAAATCTTTAAAGGCTTGGGGCGAGCAAAAGTGGAGAACAAAGTCTGGCAAACCTTCTAGTAAAACAGGAGAGCGTTATTTACCAGAAAAGGCTATTAAAGCTTTAAGTCCACAGGAGTATGCCGCAACAACACGTGCTAAACGTGAAGGTAAGGCAAAAGGTAAGCAGTTTGTAGCGCAACCAAAAGGTATTAAAGAAAAAACAAAAGCATATAGGAAGGTATCATAAAATGAGTTTATTCCAACATTTTGAAGATGAAGCAGAACACGTATTGGATCTTTTAAAAAAGGCAATCCGTCATGAAATGCAAATTTATGGTGCTGCTAACCCAACATCCGAAGCATTATTAAAGACTGTAGAAGCTCACCTAGAAACTCCCGCTCCTGCGCCTGTAGAAGCGCCTGTAGCGCCCGTTCAAGCAGCAGTGGCTACCCCAGTATCAACTGAACAAAACGTGGCTTAAAACGGCTAAATAATGGCTTATACCAGTGGTGCATCATCCTTTAACCTTGACCTCACTGACCTTGTAGAAGAGGCTTTTGAGCGTTGTGGCTCGCAATTACGTACTGGATATGATTTAAGAACCGCCAAGCGGTCTATCAATCTATTAACTATTGAGTGGGCTAATAGAGGTATTAACCTTTGGACGGTTGAAGAGGTTTCTATTCCTATGGTATATGGTCAAGCTATATACCCAGTAGAAACTGACACAATTGATATTTTAGATTTAATCACTAGAACCAATAACGCTAGTGCAAGCAATCAACAAGATATCAATTTAAACCGCATTTCTGAGTCTACCTATTCAACTATCCCAAATAAGTTAACCTATGGCAGACCAATTCAAACTTGGTACAACCGCCAGACTGGTAATGCAAACATTTATTCTGGAGTCACTTTGGCTGCTGCTGTTACAGCCTCTGCTACTACTATCACTCTTAGCTCTACGGCTAATATTCGATCTACTGGCTATATTCAAATTGATAACGAAATTATTGGTTACGTCAATATTTCGGGTAATCAACTATTAAATTGCTATCGTGGACAGTACAATACTACTGCCGCTTCTCACGCCCAAGGCGCACAGATTTATAATCAACAATTGCCCTTCCTTGCTGTATGGCCCACCCCTGATAATTCTACGCCATATACCTTGGTTTATTGGAGAATGAGAAGGATTCAAGATTCTGGAACAGGTGTATTTATTCAAGATATACCATTCCGTTGGATCACTTGTATGGTTGCTGGTTTAGCGTATTACCTGTCTTTAAAAATACAAGGCATTGATCCTCAGCGTGTTTTGGCGCTTAAAGCAGATTATGCAGAGCAACTTGAGCAAGCAGTAGAAGAAGATAGGGAAATGGTTTCAATACGTTTTGTACCTCGTAATCTGTTTTATGCGAGGTAATCATGCCGAATAGGTATGCAAGTGGTAAACACGCAATTGCGGAATGTGACAGATGCGGTCAAAGATATAAGTTAGTTGAATTAAAAAAACTGACCATCAAGACCAAGTTGGTAAGTATTAAGGTTTGCCCCGAATGTTGGGATCCTGATCATCCTCAGTTAAGACTGGGTATGTATCCAGTAAATGATCCACAGGCGGTACGTGAACCAAGACCTGATATTAGCTACTATGCTTCTGGACCGAGCGGATTGCAAA